ATTTACTGCGTTGAATGCTTTGAACATTTACACTGCCTTGATTTATAAACCCGCCCGAAAGGGCGATCCTGTTGTTACAGGTAAACAAGTGCAGGGCTTCGTAGAAGCCGTTCAAAGGCCTCCGGTGTCTGCCGAGGCTAAGCAAGCTTACAGTACGTTGCTGGAATTTGTTCCTATGGAGTTTCATACTCCTGTTCCAGCGTTCGTATGCGAACCTCTCCTGGATATACCTATTAAACCCTTCAAACGGTCTCCAGTGCCTAATCGTGGCCTGGTTCCTAAGGAGGAGGTATTCCCCAGGGCTCTGATTCTCTTGTCCAAGGCTCCTAGCTTTTATTATAAGCATAGAGAGCTCTTAGACTCAGCTCTTGGCGTCGTAAAAAGCCTTGTTCCGATAATGGAGCCAGGTGTGAAAGTGCGAGAGATGAGCGAAATGGACCCGATCCCTGTCATCCTTAACAAGATGACACAGAATATTATCAACCATGATAATATATCGGACGATCCATCTGATATCGTTAGCGGTAATGTAGCTTTCATTCAGGACTCTGGGTACAAACTGAGGCACGTGTTCGTCACCAATGAATTACTTCAGGTGGCGGCGTTGCCTCTCCAGAGATTTCTTATGAATGAACTGAGGCATGTGCCTCAAGATGCCACGTATGACCAGGAAGCTGGCGTACTTAGGGTGCAGTCGCACCTGAAGCAAGGCAGAACCTGTTACTGCTTCGACCTTCAGAAGTGTTCGGATAACCTTCCCAGATCCTTCCAAGTTCAACTTTTTCGAAAGTTGGGATTGGGTGAGAAATGGTTAGGGTTCTTCTCCGACGTAACGGCCTCCCGTTGGGAGATTCGTGATCGTCTTCCGGTTGTCCCGAAAGGGGTAAGGAAGGGTTTCGCCATCAGGCCTGACCGTTATCACGGTAAAACCGATCATTCCAGTTATATGCGAATGACCGTAGGCCAACAGTTGGGCTTTGGGCCCAGCTTTCCCGCATTCTCGCTGCTACACCACAGTATAGTCCGTGGATTGATACGAATGCTCCAAGTGACCGGAGATATCCAGCCATTAGGTGGCACCGTTCGCTCTGCGAATGACCCACCCTTTTCTGCGCCGACCCTTGCAGACTATGTCTGTTTGGGAGACGACATTGAGATGGCCAACCTCTGGCTGGCTAGGGCCTATTCGTTTTTCATGGAACTATGTGGGGTCCCGATTTCGCAATCGAAGACCATCATTTCGCCTAAGGTAGCTGAGTTCGCCGGAAGAGTCATCACAATTGATAAAATCATCTGCACCTACAAATGGAAAGGTAGGTGTAGCGATGACTCATTCTTGGACCTGTGTAAGGCCCTGGGACCTCGATCCTTGAACCTTCTCCGACCACGACAGCGATTTATCGCCGAAGTGATGGGCTGGATACCCGAACCGTTTGGTTTGGGATGGAATCCTGAAGGCAAGTCGTTCAGTGATCGTGTTAAGTTCACTGAAGAGCTGTGGCTTAAGCTTATAGATGAGCGCGATATTCGCGTCCGTCATTATCAACGTAGGACGGCTCGGGTGAACCGAATGTATTATCAGTTCCCCGAATTTACTCGAGGTTTGGATCTCGAGATGCCACCCGACCAGGGTGACTTCACCGTATTGGCTCAACATCTACCGATGTCGGCCCGCTTAGCCAAATGGCTATCGGGCGGCGACTGGATTCTGTTATTACCCAATGTCGACTACTTGCTCCGTTCTACGGATATGAGTAGCCTCAACGGTGCAGAATTGGCAGGTCTCCTTTCCAGATACTCTTGGATTGAGCGTCTGAGTAATATCAGTACGTTGGCAGTCCTTGAGAGGAAGCTTGGCTTCTCCCTCTAAAACGTCAACTCAAC